AACTGACCGCTAATTTTACGATGATTCATAAACTTAACGGCCAGGCCTTCTCCTACGCAACCTGCAACGAGGTCAGTGAGCGTACTTTCTGGCAGGTCATCTGATAGAAGTTGGGAAACGAAACTCCATGATCTTGGAGTTGCGAATGATCTAGAACTACCTCTAGGATCAAAATCATATAAATCTTGTTTGGCGAATGTGCAATAACCAACAACATCTGCGTGTATGTGTTGATCTGTAGCCCACTGTAGCCAGTCTTCGAAGTCCACTCTTAATTCAATGTGGACAAATCTGTTTGCCAACGGAGCAGGCATTCTGTAAGTAACACCTTTGTCACTGTCTCTATTACCAGCCGCCACAATTGAAACGCCTTCTGGCAGGTGGTATTGTCCTACTCTTCTGTTTAGAATAAGTTGGTATGCCGCCGCCTGTACTGCCGGCGCCGCCGAATTCAACTCGTCCAAGAAAACAATAGCATTAGACTTTGGATCAGTCGGCAACTCTGCCGGACTTGCCCAAACCATGTTGTTTTCTTTTGAGTTGTAATACGGAATACCTTTGATATCTGTTGGTTCCCACAAAGGCAGTCTAATATCAATTACTTCTCTGCCTTCTTGGTCTGCAATTTGTTTAACAATATCGGATTTACCAATACCTGGTGCACCCCACATCATTATTGGTCTTTGTAATTTGATACAATGTGTAAGTGCGGATTTCGCCTCGTTAGGTGAAACTGTTCTGTTTTGTGAGCCTACTGCGGCTTCTTTGTTTTTTGCTCTTGGCATTTTGTACACTCCTGTTTAAAATGTTTATAATACCATTATAGCAGAATTGTGTTGTACGTCAACCTGGTAAATCTATGCAAAAAGTCGCAGTTTTATTGGCTTTTTTGCTCGTCCATTTTGCTCATAGCCCTTGCCAACCCGTATTTTGTGATATCTCCAGCAAATAACATGAGCTGTAATGCCATTTTTTCCATGGTCACTATGATTTTTTGCTTGTCTACAAAGTAAGGACAGTCAACAAATTCGTCTAGCCATAGATATGTCTGTGGTGTGAATATGACTTTTGCAGGAAACTTGATGTCGTAGGTTTTGAGATCAATCTTTTCCAACATGGCCAGACCTTGTTTGGTAAGTCGTAATGATCTTGCCTGATAACTTTCACGTACATTCTGCCACCATGCGTAGTAATTGTTCTTGATGGTTTCATCATGTATTGGTTGCTCCAACAGTTCCATGAAGGTTCGAGTGTAGGCTGTTTTACGATCCATTGTAATGTTAATTATCTACTGAATTTTTCGCCGGTCTTCAAAAGGTACACGCCAAACTTGTCAGTGTTGTGTTGTGTGTTCAATTTCTTCGCTAAATTTTCCGCGTGTCCTGGGTTGGAGAATGACACTTTCTTGTATTTTGGTCCTGGATAGTTTGCAACTAAACTTGAAGACTTCAAATTGATTGGTTTGCCTTCGTAGAACACTGCCCAAATGCCCTCGGCCGCTAGGACCTCGTCCATTTTGTAGGTACTTTTATTGCTGTGTTGTAATAACACTGTTGGTTTTGGTCTGCTCATAATTGTAAAACTATACAACTATATTTACCAAAAATTGTGTTGGGCTATTTGGACTTGAACTCTCCGCCGTCCATTTCTATGTTTACAGTCTGGGCCTCTTTGGCGGTTTTGAGTGCTTCGATAATCTCTTCTTGTATGGTCACCATTCTAGTCATGACTTGCGTCAAGGAGTCAGCAAGTTGGTCGGCTTCTTTGGCCTGCAAGACTATCTGTCTTTCACCTTTCTGCCGCAATGTTCTTATACGACCTATGAGATCTTCTATCGGCCTAGTTTGAATCTTGGAATTCTTTGACTGCATTGTTTAATACCTGTTGCATTTCTATTTTTGTTTTCATAGGACCTTTGTACTTGTACCTGGAAAGTGTGATCATTTTTGGACAATATGCTTTTCTCCAGCCTTTTTCAAAACAGATTATATAGTAACCTGCACAAAATTGGCTTTTACTTTTTGGAGTCTTAGTATAAACCGGAAGTTGCTTCTGCACATCGAACATTGGATTGTAAGGGTGTTGACTACAAGGATAACCATGCACATCAAAGTTGTCTGTTTGTATTTCTTCCTCTGGTTTTTTTATGTTTGTAGCGTCAAACATTTCTATTCCAAATTTAGTGAACAAACTTTCCTGCGTGTGAAACACTTCTCTCTTATCTTTTTTGCTTAGAAAGATCCAACCATTGTCCTGTTGTTTTTGTAGGGTGCCTAATTTATGACCATCCTGCTCAACGATCCAGAATTTATCTTTTACTAATGTCTTTGCCCGTACTGTCATGCTTGTAACCTCGCATTAAATGGCTCAACATAAAGTTGTGCCTGCTCACTAATTCTATTTAAATCATATTTGCCACAGAACCTCATGAATCTGATTCCGACTTGATCTATACTTTTGTTTTCCGATTTGGCCTGTGCAATAGTTTGATCCATTTCCTCAATTATTGCTTCTGGTTGTGCATGTAAATCAACTAACAATCTGTTTCTCTCATAGTCTTCCATGACCCTGTGTTCATTTCCGTCGTGGTCAACCCATTTGGTCAACATTAAATTGTTCCATGTGTAGCCTTTTTCTTTTCTATCAGCAAATGCTTCTTGCAATCCTATTTTGTTTTTGGTGCCTTTTGTTCTTACTCCTGGATACGCACTAAAAATGTTATCACTTGGATCACCTCTCATCGCCTTTTCAAACACAATCCATTCTGTGTCCGGCGCCGGCTTTGGTGCTTTCAATTTTTTATCTATGACATGTTGGCCCTTGCTGTCAAACCATCCTTCGTTAGTAAGAGTTGTTTCGGTTACACCGTTGTACTGTTTTACATTTTTTGCGACTAGTTGATTAAGATCCTTATCTGTGCTGATTATGACATGGTCCATGTTAGGATGTTTGTCAATCCATCTTGCAATCAAGTCATCTGCTTCTGTCCTTGCGTTTCTAAGCACAGTTGCGTTTGTCTTCGTTTTGATAAAATCACAAAAATCATCATAACACTCCCAAAAAACTTCGTTCTCTTCTTTCTCTTTTTCGGTCATTGCGTCTGCCATTTCTTTTCTATTTCTTTTGTATGGTGCGTAATGATCTTTACGCCAAGACCTGCCCTCCAAACAAAATACAAGGTGTTCGCCTTCAAAATCCTGCCATGCTTTTTTAATTGAATTCATCATGATATGGATTGCCATGCCAACTTTCTCGGAGGTATCTCCCCTGATCACGTGCCTTGCTCTAAAGAATGTGTTTGCTGTGTCTACTAATATGTGGGCCATGTGTACATTATAGCACAAATTATGAGAACTGTCTATCTGTATTGACTTTAGTCAACCCTTCCAACGCATACTTACCGGTGGCTTTGTTGCAGTGTTCTATACAAATCGGGTGGGAAAATGGATCACCGCCAAAACTAGATGGTAATGCTTTGAGAAATACGTCTGATTGTAAGATATCTTGCAGATTGTTGTGATGTAGATCAATATTTTGATAATCCTTCACTATTTTCTTCAAAAGAAGTTTTTCTATATTTTTGCCAGCATTTAAAGTGCCCAACATACAACAAGGGTATACTGTGCCGTCACTATGTATGTAAAGTTTTTTTTTCTGTTTCCAATAGCAAGATATTTCTTTCTTCCCTCGGTATAGGTTTTTCCAGTACTTGTCACCAACTTCAGATCCAAGAGCATCTCGCAAGGTAGTCTGTTGGGAAGATTTTTCTAGATCATAAAGGTATTCTCCCTCATCATATACCTCCCATGTGTCTTGCGTGTCGAACCTATCGGAATATATGAAGAAAATTTCCTCAAATCCCATTTCCTTGCTTATTTTTTTTGCTTCCGGTATCTGATGCTCGTTGTGTTTGAAAACAATGAATTGCCACTTTGCTTTGCCTCCGGATTGTATGTACGCCGTTGCATTTTTAATTATTTTTTCATAAGAGGTATTCCGTCTGTACATCTCATGTTCTTTTCCTATCCCGTCTATGCCGAAAGTTACAACAACATTTTTCTTTTCGCCAAGTCTAGACCACCACTCTATATTCCGCAAAGATGCATTCGTGCTTATTGAAATATTTTGTTCAGGAAAACATTCAATTATTTTATCCAGTTGTGGATGCATCAAAGCGTCACCAAAGTTTCCACACAAATTAATTGTGTCTAGTGATTTCATTTGCTTGATAGGAAGATTCTTTATTAGATCTAATTCTAGGTGTGTTAAATTTAAATCTGATCGTACATGTCCTTGCATGTCGTACCTTGGACACTGTGGACACTTTGAGTTACAATGACTGCTTAATTCAAAAACGATTTCAGATAAGGTATCTAGGCTATACATCAACAATATTTAATAGTTGAAAATTTGGGAGGATATTAACTGACTTCGGTCTTGCCGTCGTCTCTTCTGTTGATCTGTACGTAACCAGATCCAGTGACGTCTATGCCCTGCTCGTTTCCGATTGTTCTGCAAAGTGTTTGGAACCATCTATCAACAATCTCTTCTTCTGACTCTCCTTGGTATCCTGACTGTTGTAACATGTTCACAAATTCGTCATTCCAATCAAGTTCAAAGAAACCATTTCTTGGATTCTCAGGATTCACGTTCAAGTTCAGTACTTTGACCATGGGCTCTTCGCTTTTCTTAGATGCCTTCTTGGTTGTTTTCTTCTTCAGTGTGCTTTTTGCTGTTTTCTTTACCTTCATATTACTATTATACCTTATTTTTATTAATTAGTCTACTTTTATGTTCCAATAGCATTACCAAATAGATAAACATGGACTCTTGCGGCCACATTGTATCCTTTCTTGAATGCCTTCTCTGCCACTTTACCAGCAGTTTCGGTCTGTTCTTCCTCTCTGGCACCT